CTCTGCATCTTTTATTGCATCTTGAATTTGTTTCTCGGTCATAGTGCCACCATACCAACCTGTAGTAGCAGATGCCTTCATTGCATTTGCAAAGTCTTCAAACGATGCATAAGCCACAGAACCATCTTCACTTTCAGATTGACCTGCATAGTTATAAGTTTTACCTGTTACAGGACTTACATCACCTTTATTATAACCAAACTTAAATGTAGGATTAACACCATAATTTTTAGCCATATCTGCATAAGACGTAAAACCTGATTGTTGAGCTAACTGTTCTTGCACACTTTCTGCATCCATATAGGGGTCATCTATAGCTTCCCCTTTTCCATATATTTCATCAAAACCTTCTATAGCTTTTCTATCTTCTTTTTTAGAACCAAATAATTTTGAAGCACCATAACCTATAGTTAATAATGGATTAACCATAAAACTTCCAGCAGTTGCTAGTGCTTTTCCTATACCTGCAGCTGAACCTTGTTTAGAAGACAGTGTTGAAGCTATTCTATATTCAGGTGTATCTAATTCTTTTGGGTCATCACCTGTCTCTGTAACTTTTGTAGTTTCAACTCTTGACTTTGTAGGGTCTTTTGCCTCTTCTTCTTTCTTAGCTTCTTCTTGCTCCACAAAACCATTAGGTATGGGATATACAGGTTTGCCATCTATAAAAGGTATGTATAGCTCTTCACCTGTTTCTTTATTAAAATATCTTTTTGTTTCACTTTTAGGTAGCTGTCCAAACCCTGCACCAACTAATTTAGAATAATCAGGTGTAGCTGCTGTTGATGTAGGTGAAGTATATTGTGGTGCTCCAAATGTAGAATATGTTGGAGAAGATGGAGTTGTAACTTTTACAGGTTGTTGTTGCTGTGCATATACAGAAGGTCTCATTCCCATCTGCTGTGGTGGAGCTACAGTAACACCCGGAACTTGATTCTGCTGTTGTATCTCAGGCATTTGTATTTGAGGAGCAACGATTGCACCACCCTCTTGGTAGTTCTGAGGTTGAAAAGGTATATCATCAGGTAGTGTTGCTTGGTCAGAGTTTCCCATCTGACCCATCTTATCCATAAGTTTTAATCCTGATTTTGCATTCTGTCTCATATTCATAATCTTTTCAAGACCATGATAACGCACAACATCTGCAGGTAAAACAAACTCACCTTCGCTAATATTTATTGGAACATCATCTCTTACTTCTTTCTTCAAAGAGCCTACAGGAACTTTATTACGTGACTTTCTATCAATAGTTTCTCCTTGGTCTTTTAATCCACCGAGGTTAAACATTTCCATTTGTTCTTTATAATCAGCCATCTTTTCCTAATACCTCTTCTCTAAGAAATTTTAATCTACGCAATGCACCTATTGCACCTTGAGTTCTATGTAACACTACAATATCATCTGCTTGTTCCATAGCCTTATGATGTTGCTCTATCAGAGCGTCTAAATATTTATTGAGGTGTAGCTGGTGGTTGACCAGTGGCTTGAGGTTGCTCAATATTGCCTTGTCCATTACCTGTAAATCCTTGTTCGTTTGGTTGAGGTGCTTGTCCTACTCCTATAGTGCCACCACCTGCTCCTGTTGGGTCTGCAGGATTAGCACCTGCAGGAGCTTGTGGTTGTTGTGGCATATCACCTTGCATACCCTTTAACATCTCTGCTTGTAAGATAGCTTCATCCATATTGTTAGTTACTTTTGATGGGTCTAAATCCATAGACTTCGCAATCTCTCTTACTATGTAATTAAACTTAGCAAAAGGTGCAAGTGCAGGATTAGATGCAACTTGTAAAAATTGCATAAGTCTTTGACTTCTAACTTCATTAGCCATTAGACTTTCTGTTCCACGTGCAACAACTTCTAAATCACCTTTTATATCAGGGTCAAAATTAAACTGCATATTAAATCTAAATAATCCTTCACCTAGAGGTTTAAGTAAATAGTCATCTACATTTTTAATTACAGTTTTAATACTGCCTGAAGCTGCTCCCATAAGCATACTTATACCTGCAGCAGTTCTACCTACACCTGATACTCCTGTTTGTCCATGAGCAAAAGAAGGTAGTCCTGTGCTTTCATCTGCTAACTGTCTTGCTTTATCAAACAGTTGTAAGTTCTCATTAGATACGTTTGGAAACTTTGTACCAAAGATTGCTTGACCCGGTGCTCCACCTTGTCTTCTAAATATTTTACCCGGATATACAGATAAGTCTTGACCCGGAACTAAATTAGTTTCATCTACTTCTATAAGCAAGTTACCTGACAATACAGCATTATCAACAGCCATTCTCATAAAACCATTCATAAGAGTTTGTGTATCATCCATGTTTTCAGCTAAACCTACACCAAAAAATGAATATGGATTTAATTCATATGGTGATGCATGATATGGTATCTTGGCAGGTTTGAATGGGTTTAATACTGCTCTGAGCAACTTCCCATTACAAACCCATATATTAGCTTGTAGTTCTTCAAAGTTTTCTAATTCTTTTGGTATCTCTACGTTTTGCTCTAAGAGCATTTCAACATCCATCATACCCCAATATTCAAGAACTTCAAATCTATCTATATAGTTTTCTTGATTGTAGTCAGTTAAGTCATCTTCCCAATATTTTTTAATATAGTTTTCACCATCAGCGATAGCTTCTTCTATGACTGTATCCCTAAAAAAAGGTCTACGTTTTAATCCACGTAGTTCTGTTCTAGACATTTTATGTCGTTCTATAACATATTGAGCTTGGTCTATGTTAGTAGAATCAGGGTCAGGATAAAAATTCCACACAGATACATGATTAACCTGTGGTATAGTTTTAAATATAGGACTATATTCACCTTCGTCACTCCAATTAGGATATTCTTTATCTATAGCAAAAGGTCCTTTCATAACACCTGTGCCAAATAAAGCCATCTCAAATGCTGTGCTTCTTAAATGTTTATTAGCGTTAGACTCTTGTAGTTGGTCTATGATTTGTTTTTCCATAGCTTTTGCTGCAACCATTGCAGGACTGAACGTAATAGCTGTTGGAGTTTTACCAACACCTTCTTCCAATCCTTCAATATCTTGCAACACTTCTTGCAGAGGACCAAGCCTCTCCTGTAAAGTCTCTGCAGTCGCTCCTTTAGGTAGCTCACTACCATCTTCAGGGAAACCATAAGGAGATTGTAGCTCTCCTTCGTCTTCTCTATTACGTAAGACTTCAGGTTCTTTAGGGTCGAAATTAACATTTTTTGCAACTCCTTCAGGTAATTCTGTTGGCTCTATACTTATAGGAAATTTATTTCCTGCAAATAAAACATCTGCTATTTGCCCATATGCAGCCAAGGTTTTAGTTTTTGTAATCTTTATAAATACTCTAGACTTTTCAGCTTCTGTAAATTGAACATCAGGTCCATATAAACCTCTATAGTTTCTATATGCTCTAATCCATCTTTGCTCATCTTCGTATCTGTAGTCCTCTGACTTTTTAAAACTAGCCATAACATGGTCTACAATACTAGATACTCCTACATCTGTAACTTCTGTATTCTCTGCATCTTCTAGAGCAATAGCTTCGTCTTCTATATTTATATCTTCTTCTGCCATATTAATATCCAAATGTTGCGTCAGCTACAGGCATACTAGATTTTGGTCTACCCATAGGCTCATAGTCAAATATACTAAATCTTGGTCTTGACATTATACCATATCGTAAAGCATCATACAAGTGGTCTTCTGCTTTTGTATCCACATCTTCAGGATTCTTTTTATCTAGAGGTATTGCAGGTAACTGTGCCACCATTTCAGTGCAAGTATTAAAAAAGACCATTCTTGGTTCTTCTGTAAATTCATCTATCTGTAGTCTTCTGTGTATCTCATTTTTACCTGATACTCTACTACCTCTACTTCTATCTGATGGTCTAAATCTACAACCTTTTTGTATCATCTGTTCAGCCAAAGAAGGACCAGTATCACCACGTTTATGCCAAAGAGAGCTATCCAAAACCCCATACTTAATATTTCCATCATCAGCTTCTAAGTCTAATATCATATCTGCCAAATCTGTGGCAAGGACTTTGCTAACATACAACTCTCTATATACAACAAGTTGCTCATCTGGAGAAACAGCAAACCACAACACAGCACTATAAGAGCCATAACCATAATCACAAGACCTAAACTTAACCCAATTTCTTGGAATGTCAAAAGGTTCAATAACGTGAGTATTCCTATCAAACTCAGTAAAAGCAGCACCTTCTTTAATATCCCAATCGCCTTCAAGCAACTGCTTCTGTTGGTGTTCAGGTAAGGAAAGAAGCATTGCTTCATAGTCTCCCTGACTTGACAAATACGGATTGTCAGATAACCTAGCAGGTATAAATCTTCTTTTAAATAAAGGTTCACCTGCTTTACTGTGTCCGTCAGGATACTTGAGAACCTTTCCTGTTTCAATGTTTGTGGCATTAAACGCTCTTCCATAAGGTGCAGGGTCAATAAACATTTTCTTAACCCACTGATGCCCCGGACCTCCGGGGTTTGTTGTTGCCCTCATGTACACAGGTAAATCGTGTGCAGTAGAACGTAATCTTGACCTCATGTAATTCCAAGCAAATGGTGTTGCCCATTGCGTTAATTCGTCAAAGCCTATCCAACTAAAAGCTAAACCTTGATATCTTAATACGTCATCATCTCGGTCTAGGTAAGACATCCACAGTCTTGCACCTGATGGAGCTACCCATTGCATCTTTCTTTCTGACCACTTTATCCCTTTCCATATGAGGGGATACAATTCTCTAGACTTCCAAACAAGTTCTCTTAGTTCTTCTGTCGTGTGTCGTAATAACAATCCACTAAACTGTGGATGACCCATATATCTTAGTGGGTCTGCTAACATAGCATATGACTTACCACCACCTGCTGAACCACCATATAAGACTTCTCTTTCAGGTGATGCAAGGAACTCTGTTTGAGGTCCTTCATTTGGTTTAAAAACTATATTCTGTTCTTCTTCAGGTATAGTTTCTACATCATCTACTATCTTAGGCTCTTGCTCCGATTCTACTTTCTTCGATGGCTTTCGCTTTCTCGATTGCTTTCTGGGCATATTCGGACCATCGTTTAAGAGTTCTAGCCTTGTTCTTACGTTGTCGCTCATGTAATAATCTTTTTCTTAATCCTATGTGAGATATTTGTCTTCCTGTTTTTGTTGTCAGCCAATTAGCAACTTGTCTAAGTGAATATTGTTTTATATATTTTCTAGCTAACTCTAATGCTTCTAACTCGTAAGGTATAGGGTCAAGTAATTCTTTATCGTCTTCGTTAATCTTATATCCAAAAGGAACAGTTCTAGCTATGCGTGGTATCTGTATCCATTCTTTTTGGTCTTCATCTTTTAAATCTGTTGGCTGTGGTAACTTCCACTTTCCTAAACTTCTATCCATTACTTCTTTTTTAAATTATCTACAGTGCCATACTTTTTTTTAGGTATACCTACATACCTTGGCTTTTGAGGTTTATATAATTGTTTTTTTGGTTCTTTATTTTCTTTACTATAAACTTTACCACCTACATGAATCCCTTTATATTTACTTGAATCAGATATTTTATATTCATCATCAACTATTCTTGCAAGTGCTCTAGTAGGATTTCTTTTATCTCTTTGTCTTATTCTAGAACTTTTTATTTTTCCTTTAACAGTTTTTTTATCTACTTTAAACCCATATGTAATTTTTTTACCCATACTAAAACCTTTCTTTTTTCTTTGGTGGTAAAATCATCACACCACCTGATGCTTCTACTTGAACTTTCTCAGTTTTAATTAAACCTACTCTATCTAATAGTTCTTTGGATGCAGATAGTCTATCTCTAATACCTAACTGTGTAGGGTCATCTACACCACTTACCATAGCTACAGCAGCTTTAGGTGCATTACGACTCATATACATTTGAGTGGCTTCCATTATTTCATCTTTCATAGAAGCTACAACACTAGAAGTAGATGTATGTTCTGAATATCCTGCTAGTAGTTTTGCTTGTACAACATCACCACCTGCTTCATCAAACAATACATTTAAAAATTTCTGTTGTCTTTCTGTTAATTCTCT